TTAGTGATCTCAGGTAAATTGTCGATAGTGGAGTATCGAACACTCGGAAGTCTAAAGATTTCTCTGTTCAGTTCCGTAGTGATAAAAGGTTTTCCAAAGTCGGCATTGTCAATATTGAAGTAGTCTAGAATTGTACTGCCCACTTCTTGTTCAATTTGAGCTTCAAAAGTTTCTAATTCTCTATCAATTCTAATGGTTACAACGATATCTAAAGTTCTAATTAAACCATCTACAACCACAACTTCATCAGTAAGCATTTTCTTAGGTTCGATTTCCTCTAAAAGCTCCTTCTTAAAAGTGGTAGACGCTTTTTGTAAGCGAAGATCGTCTAATTTTTCCAAAGTATAGACATCAATAACATTACCTGAGGAATAGGCATCTCTCACAGCAGCAGTAGTCTTGCCTACAGTGCCCTGCTTACTCCTAAACGTGTTTCCAATAGCAATAAAATCTTCTAACGTCACCACTCGATCCTGACGTTTAAAGGTATAGGGAGCATATTTCTTAGCATGTTCCGCAGTTTCGGCTGCTTGGCCCCCTGTAGCGGGAGTATTGTTTTCGGTTGTAAAAGTTAGAGTAGTTCCATCATCTGTATCGGCGGTGGTTTCAACATTAACTACCCCCGCCCCAATGTTACCTCTAGAGCCTCCTCCCACACGGTAAAGAACCGTGAACTGAGCCCCCGCAGGAGGAGAGATCCCGATGGCACCATCTCCAAACAGGACTGTAGCCGCATAATCATCATCGTTGACGATTTGGAAAACTTTATCCGTTGTCCCAGACGCTGCGAAGAGCCTATCCACTTGTTTGTACGCCCCGTTGGCAGGATCATCTGAGTTGGAGGTATTGACCCATACTTGTACAGAGCCGTCAATGATAGGAGAGTCCGTAAGGGCTACTCTTTTATTGCCTTCTAAGGTATCAAAAGTTCCTTCTTGAATAGAAAGAGATCCCTCTAGCATTGCTAAGTTAGTAAATACGGAGCTTGTGTCACCAATACCCTCACTCCCCGCTAAATCAAAAGAAGCGTTAGCATTTTGGATATTTTGAATTGCATTATTTTCAATCTTGTATAAGGTGTAATTTACTGGCGCACCATCCTCTTTAGCGGTAATTGCAAAAACCCTATTAGCAGGAGTATAGGTAAGAGGGAAGTTAGCCACAACGGGGACAGTAGTACAAGTAAGTTTAGCATTAGCCCCCGCTGCTAACGGGCCTCGCATATCCACACCAATAAGCTCTAAAAGTTTTTGAAGGTTGTCTCTTGTCTTAACCGTTCTTAAGTAGTTTTCATTAGCTAACATGTCTCCTTTCAACGAGAGGACGCTACCCATGTATGCCACTAATTCAGTAAGCATTACACCCAAGTCAGACTCAGAGAAGTTTTGGTAGTCTAGAGGATATACGGACTTAATGTAGTCAATAAGATTCTCTCTGAGAGAGTAGAAATCTGTTCCAGCGTAGTCTATGTACTCTTGCTTCTTGCGCTCTGGGATGGTCGCAAGCTTCATAAAATCTGTTTCTGTTGTTCCTGAAAATACCATTATCCTATTGTAACCTCGGCATCGAAAATATCTAATGACTCGTCCAGTATTTGGAGAGTTAGCTTAATAATAAGTTGGCTTCTGTCTGCATCTAAAGCACCTGAAAATACTGAAAGAGAGATAACATTTACGATAGAGAAGTATTCTTTTAAGGTTCTTAAAATATCGTTTTTTATTAAAAAATAAGTAGTCTCATCCAAGGGCTCAAACAAATACTTTTGAAGAGAGATCCCATACTGAGGGAGCATAACCCTCTCTCCTTTCTCACACAGAAGAAGTTGTCGTAAGTTATTTCTAACTAAAGTAGTGCCATAAGTCTTACTAAAATAGCCCCCCTCACTAACATTACTTTTTAAGGAGGCCGGAACCCCTGTAACCGTTTTGAACTGCCCCACTAAGGGATAATTAAATCCATACTTTTGCTTGAACTTCGCAGAAGCATTGCGTTTAACTGCAAGACTTACGTTGGCTCCATAAGTGTTATGTGTGGTAGTAGTTGCCATGATTAATAAGGATAAGTTCTAATGGTCGTGAAGAAGCCCTTTTGGGCATTATAGTTCTGAAGGGCTTCAGCCGCAGAAAGTGCCCTGTTATATAGCTTCAGACTTCCAATGAAACCGTGAAGCCCACTTTTTTTGCCTCCCCATTTTCCACCCATAAAGTTCATCCCCTCACTGCTGGTGTTGTTTACGAGAGAAAGACCCCCTAATCCGTCAGGATGCATCCCATCGGTATACCCTCCTCCAATAATCCACGGAGTGAGAGACATATTGTTAGCAGACCCTTCGGGAATTGGCCCATCCCAGTACCAGAAGTCTCGGAAGCCTAGGCTATTGGGAGGGAACAGGGGCGCGTTAGGGGGCAGTTCGTCCTTATAGGGTACATCGTATGCGAAGGAGGAGGTATCGGTCATAGAGGGGATCTGAGGGGCTCCTGCGGTTCCGAAAGTAGCAGCCACTGTCTGGGAGGTGAGAAGTTCTCCATTAAGATAAATACTTACCGCATCTGCTCCGTAATCCACTGTCACAGCAGTGTGGACAAACATAGAGGAACTATCATTGAATCGGTGACCACCTGCGGTAGCAGTCGAAGTGTCTACCGCAATACCATAATAACCGCTCGGAGGAACCCCATCTTGCACACAGTATCCTGCGTCAGCAGAAGCAGCTAAGAAAGTAACCCCACTTGTGTTAATAGATTGAGTAGGACTCATATGGAAAACTAACCCTTCCCCAATCTTATTATCGTCAGGTTGGTTGCTGGGGGCCAGTCCTTTAGTAATTCTCCTATCTCTAGTGAATCCCATTAGAAGTCCTCTAATCACATTAGATCCAAAAGTCGGTCCCACTGTCCATGAATCAGTTTGGGTCGTATTAGAACCTCCTCTGTTTTCACAACCTAATACAACTCGGTGTAGTGCCGAAAGCGATTGATCAGCAGCCCAACCCTCTCCATTTACTTCATCTAAATCAGGAATATGTGTCCAGAAATCGAAACTCGCACCAGTGTTATTATATAATAAACTCTCTATATCAGAGTAACCGCTTTGAATTCTACCATACCCGTAGGGTCGATATGCGGAGTGCTGATAACGGTAGTTCTCTGGGTACAGATGAGCCTTGCTATTCCCGTCAGTACCACTAAAGAAGTTGCACACTCCTCTAAAGTAAGGGACTCCGATCCCTGAGGGGAACATGCTAGGAATAGAGGAGGCAACTAGTTGAGTTGCCATTTCAGTAGCCGCACTAGTATTACAATTTATAGAAAGATACTTGGTTGAATCGGGCTTTACAATATCCGCATCTAAGAAGTTATAAATAGCCACCAGATTCTTGGTAGATACTTCATCAGTTAAAGATAAGATAGTTCCACTGGTCCCATCAACAGGGAAATCAGAAGTGATGATTTGTCCAACTCCAACAGGAGGAACCATTAAGTCCTCTACGGTGAATGCATCTTGCGGAATTTCACTTTTGATATACTCAGGGCACAGGGGAAGAACAACCCCTGATACTTCGCCGGGATTAAAAATCAGATGCTCTTGTTTAGATTTCTCAATAGCAAGCAATCCAGAGTCTAAGTCTTGAAAGTTGTTAATAGGAATTTGTCCCTTCACAGCGGGGTTGCTCTCAGGAGCTAAGATTACATGTACCTGAATTTGTTTTTTTCTCTTTTTAATCTTTGCATCATGTGTAGAAATTTTAGAGTATAAAATTTGACGCTGATTAGTTAAGACCGCACTGTCCTCACTGTATCCTTGAGTTTGAAGCTCACTGATGTAATTTGAAGTGTCGTAAATTTCTCTGTTTCTTTGATCTACTAATACTTGAAGGAAGTGATCGTCATTATAAAACTCTTGCATGGTTGGGCTTTCATCAATATGCTCTATATCAAACGCTGTGTTAGCCCACTTATTGAAAGTTGCCCAAGAAACTTCTTGGCCTTTTCCACCTAGATTTGGATTGTACTTAAACAGATACTCTAAGGACTGCTCAGGAACCCCCGTACCGGGAATAGGGTTTCCCTCATCATCGTAATAAATTGCATTAACAATATTCGTTATACATCCAGAGTAGTCTAACCCCCCACCATAAGAATCATAATAAATTCCTGTCTTCGAGAACAGGTACTGCCCATCTTTAGATACGGGAGGAAGCATCCCACTTGCATTGATAACATCTACAAACGGATTAAAGGCATCCCCCGAAACCGAAGGAGGAACAATGGGGAAACCATCAGGGCCAGCTTGAGCATCTACTAAAGTAAAGCTCGTCGTGTCACCTAACGCCTCTCCCAAAGTGCGAGAAGGGTCGTTTGGGTCCACCATGTTCTTCCAGAATACAGGCTCTGGGTTATTCTTAGGGTCTGCTGCTCTGGCCTGTAGAATATCTTGAATAGCTTGCTGCTGCTTCTCTGCGTTGGCAACAAACCCTGCTGCTTGCTCCAGAGTGGCTTTGTTCTGGTCGAACACCTTGCTCGCTGCCTCTAAGACTGGGGGAGGAGCGGGGAAAGATTCAATCACATTTCCATTAGCGTCGAGCATGTCAAACCCTGCGAGCTTATCAGCCACGGCTGAAGGGCCTTTCTGTAAGGCACTAAAGGTTTTCATCTTGTCAACACAGTTCTTGATTAAATCAATCTGCTCACCAATGTTTTCGCCAATAACCCAAGCTTGAGCCCCAAACCCTAAGATAGTCCCTAGACCCGCAAGGTCATTAAGGGCATCTAGAGCCGAATCCTCTACTCCCATGTTAGACGAACTAGAAACAAATACAAACCTACCTAACGTGGTATCATACTCTACAATTCCTGTATCAAGAAAAACCTTTCTCATTACATCTTTGAATACAGAGTCCGCTAATGCTTTTCCCTCTGCAATACCACTGTTAATAGAATTAAGGATTGGAGACGGGAAAGAGCTTAGGACATCCTTAGCAAAATCCATCATGCATTGAGGAACACCAAACTGCGTACCCATCGCGTCTAGAACGGGATTCGGAGAATTAGTTAGAATTGATGCTGTTTTTGAGAAGTCGAATGAAGCCATATCTTATATAGGGTTACGCGGTGTAAGCCCCTCCATCTGAATTAGAGTTAAGTTCGATGTTGGGTCCACCGTCAACCGTGACGAGCCCTCCATTTACTGATACTAAAGTACTGCCATTGATATCTACTGTAGGTGCATTAATTTCTACCTCAGTATCACTTTGAATTGTAAGTTTCCCTGTAGCCTTAACATCTACAGATCCCCCAGACTCTACAATCACTCTTGAATGGGGGCCGGGAGAGTTAATAAAAATTACTGAGTCCTGTGCATCTGCTCTTAAGGAAATGTTATTATGATGAGAATGTAGTTGAATACATCCTGTAGTCTCGTTACCAAAGACTCCCTGTCTGGTAGCTTCGTAGCCCCCAGTTCCCGGATCTCCTAACCCTGTGGCGGGTTGTCCTGCGGAATTTAAGCGTCCATCACCGTTTGTGGAGGTGTCCCCATAGGCTTGTTTTCCTGTAGACTTGTTTTCAATCTCCACATTGAGACCATCTTCCACCCAGATATGAAACCTATTCATCAGAGTATACATATTAACGGGGCCGTGAGTTCTCATATGGTACTCACCTTCTGCGAAAGGACTTTCCTTACTTAAACCTGTACTCCAGATAAAGAAGTCCTTCCCTTTGTGTTCATTGGTCATGACAATGCCGTCTACAATCGGGGAGTCAACAGCCTGAATTCGTTTTCCATTTCCACTATGGATCCCGATTCTATAGTCTTGGAAAGGATCATCCGCAAGCTCAGTAGAATTGTAACGGCTTGCAATCTTTAACGCATCCCCACGGTGGTTAGTAAGTCCAATAGCCTCAGGGATCACCCCTTTGCCGTCATACATATCCTTAAAAGAACTGGGCCAAGTGTCCGCAGCCAAGTTTTCCATCATGGCTGTCTGATATTCATCCGTGTCGGGGCCAAATGTGCCCTGCTTATTCTTTGGGATATACTCTTCAGTGGGAGGTGGACCAGCACTCTCCGCTGGGATAGACTGATTAAGTCCGGGGACCGCTCCCATAACAGAGCCTAGGTAGTAATACCCTCTAATGCGGTCCCCTTCACCAGCTACATCGTCTTCGTATGCACATAGAACTTGGCTTCCTGCCATAGGAACAGCCACGAAAGCAGCCTCCGTGTTACCGTATGGAGACACATAGCGTACAGCCTCTTCTTCATACCCCTCCCCATCTGAGAGTTTAAAAGATACAGTAAATTTTCCAGTCTTGGTAACATCTGCTTGATTAATTACCGTTCCTGCTCTTAGTCTAAGTGCCATATATTATTACCCTCCCATGGTCTGTTGAACCATTTGTTGAGCCAGAGCGGGATCCATACCACCTTCAATTGCCGCATCCCTCTGTCGCTGTCTTTGCTCAGGCGTGTACAGATTACCGTCTTTAATTAAATCTGCTCCCTTAGAAGCTCCCTTAATTAAACGAAACTCTGATCTAGCCATGCTATTTGTTATAGTGTGTTTCCACCCCGCCAATTCATACTGCCCACTAAACCACGTTCTCTGTAGTGGAATCTCCTCATCTGCCCTATTAATATTGTGAAAAGCGGGTTCAATACATACCACTTGACAGGGCCTCCAAATTACTCTTCTCTGAGTAGATAAATGAAATAAAGGTACGGTCTTAATACTTCCAGCCATTACTTCATTAATGATTTTTTCTTTCATATCAGTACTCTTAACCATGGCTGTTAAATCAGTAGCTTTATTAGAAGGTAAATTAATTTGTGACAACGGAATTAGTTTAGATTTATTATACAGAGTAACAAAAGCTTTCCACATAAAGTCTGCATAAGCTTGAAGCCCATCATAAGATCCTGTGATATCTTTATACTCGTCCATCTGTGCGGAGTCAGCTAACTCATGAAAGAGCAAACTCCATTCGTGAAACTCATGAGCAGCAGTTCCCGGAACCCCAGATTTCCATCCTATGGTTTTATCATTATCTTTATCGTACCACTTCTTAATCAATTCAACAAACTTAGGGGGAGGAGTTGCCAGATCAGGATCTCTTTGAACCGCATCCTTAGCGATCTCTTCTAACTTATCAAACATTTGAGCCACAAGTCTACCTTGTCCCGGTTTAATGATGCCCGTAACGATTTGATTGCTGGGGTTGGCAGTAGTGGTTGCCATGTTCATTGCTGCTGTGAACATGAAGTTTAAATCAATATCAATGTCTAAAATATTAGGATTTTTAGTTCCAAAAGTGAAGACGGGCATCCGACTGGCTTGAAGGGGTTGATTCTTTTTTAGCTCCGCAAACTTGTTAGATAATTTATTAGCGTCATTGTCTATCGTATCCACATCCCCAGAGTTATTTGGTCCAAACGGCCCCAGCCAAGCAACGGGCATAATGTAATTCATTACGTTTTGCATGTAATCATAATCTAATCCATTTAGAACATCCATGGGATGGACTCGATCATTTAGATTATTATTAATATGTGCCGCCGACTCTTCCGCAGTCCAACCATTCGTTTCTCCTGCCTCTGCTGCGCTAATCTCCATTGCTCTAGCGTACATATATGAATCAATAACTCTATTGTCTCCCCATAGAATTAAAGGACGGGCTGCCGAAGGAATGAGAGTAGCTTCCTTCATGATAGTGAGCATGTTCATATCTGGCTCGCTTCGAGGTTGTTTCGTTATATTAACATTAAGCGAGCCAATACCTTCATCAATATAATTTACAAACTTAGTTTGAATAGCGTTTGCTACCTGAGCTAACTTATCTAAGAACGAAGTTGCTCTGTCATAATCACACTGCACCACAGCTTTAAACTGTCGGGTCTGAAACCAAGTGTCTACCTCTTCCTCTGCACGGGCAGTAGATTCTAAGTTAGCAAATACATTTTTTCCTACAGGCTGTGCTTTAGAAAGGGGTATTCCGGGTTGAGCGTAGCGATCACACTCACTTAAAGTAAGACCAATACCCTCCAGAGCAGATTTAAACCCTTCAAAGTATGCAACGTCCTCTCTTGTTTGGCGTGGAATATCAGGATTGCCTCTATTGTATTTTTGCGGAGAGCCTACGGCTGCTTTAGCTTCTCCTATACACTGGTCTAACCAAGGTTTAAGATACTTGTCGAGGTTAGGGAGTAATACTAAAACATTATCCTCAGTAGACCCCGCTTTTATAAACTCGGTAAGTGCTTGAGTGACTGCTAGATGAAAGCTGGGTCTCTTAGCATTAATGTACTTATCAATGGTTGCCTTACTGTCCCCTTCTACATTTCTAGCTTTTACATACTCTAAGAAAAGCTCGGACTGTGCTTTTGCGGACTCGGCATTAAATAGAGGAGCCGAAGATCCTTTTGTAAGGAGGCCATCAGAAAAAGCTCTCCCAAATGGAGAGACTCCTACCCCTAACATTAAATTAGGATGAGCAGCTAATCCTACAAATTTTAGTTTGATGACTCGAACTCCCGTCCCATTAAAACTATACTCCAACGCGAAGGGTTTACCGTAGCACTGAGGGGGAGACCAGTCTTTTAAATCGTCGCCCATTCCATACGCGATATACACTGGGCGTTGCATCTGAGGAATTCTTGCGTCTCTAGCGGCTTCTAATTGTTTTAACTTGAGGTAGTCTTTTTGCACTCCTGCTACGTTGCCAGCATCAAGGTTTAGCATACTTTGCGATTGAGCAGCGTACTGGTCCCCCAGAGCATTTAGTGTCGCGTATTCTCCTTCGGAAGGAATTCCTTGGTTGCGAAGTTTAGCCGCCATGGTCCACTTAAGCTTTTCCGCTTCACTCTTTGTGTATATGAGTTCTTCATACTGCTTCTGGATAGCTGCTCCTAACGGATCATCATTAATTGGGAGCATCGCTTCGACGCTGTTGTCTAGCATCGCTTCTTCGAAAACTCCTTGAGGATCCATAATTTCAATATCTAAAACCGCACCATCATCCTCGTTGTAAGAATGCTTAAGTTCTAAAAATGTAGACCCCGGAGCATTGTTAAAAATATAAGTATGTTGCCCCCTACCTTCGGCTTCATCTAAAGCGTCTTGTTTTTTTCTTTCTTCCGTAAATGCAGTAAAAGACTCCGCTTCCTGAAAAGCCATCATGACTTCAGGGCGGTAGGTCATTACAATATTTACAGTAGGCGCAATCATGATATATTATAGCTATACGGGAATACGAATTGCGTCCCCAGAATTTAACTGTTCAAAGACATCAAAGATAGCATTTCTTTCACATACTACCCACCACTGCGAGGGGGTATTAATAAAAAGGTTTGCGATGAGGTCTGGTCTATGAGCATATCCGTCAGGGATGTTACCGTTTCTAAGTCCTGATCCCGCTGTAGTGTTTTCTCCTGAGTAAACAGCCTCATAACTACGGCTGCCTACTGAGGTATAAATCTTCTTCCCTTTATGCTCTACTAAAATTTCCCCAGATGATCCTCTAGAATTTTTTCTACTTCTTCTCATAATTAACTATCTCCCCAGTATCCTGCGACAGGAAGCGGATCTATGGTATAGGGAGAATTAACCGCGCTTTCCCAACCCGTTAAGTTATCTCTATCTAAGAATACTGCGGGTTCATACTCTCCAAAATCTCCCACTCTTAACTCATTCAAAGTTAATTGAATGCGTATCTTACGCGGAGTTAGAGTATCTAAATCATATCCAGACCCCTCATCCCAAGAAATGTTGTATGACTTGCAAATACAGGGAACACTCTGATACAAGGTTCCGAAGGTTAATCTAAGAAGTGGTGGACCCTGCATTGGGTCGGTGGCTTTGTTAACAACTGAGGTTCTTAAGACAGCCATAAAGAATAGTAAAGTATCAATTACGTTAGTCATCTCAGTAGGGGCCATAGAAGCTAGGATGGCTTGCGTGTTTCCTCCTAGATCTTCTAACTGTGGGCCTACCACATTGCTGTTACCTTCATTGCGAAGATTATAGTATTCTTTTTTAACTGCTAAAGCTAAAGACTTATTCGCATCTCCGGGCTTCGGGTTGGCACTATAGTCGCTTGACTGAGTAAACAACGCTTTCTCAGACTCTGGTCCATTATTAGCGAACACTCGCATGAACCTATTGATTCCCATTTCATGCATGGCAAGGTGCGGAAGAGTGTACGTCATGTCTACTTTAAGAGTGCGAGACTTAGCTCCCATATATGCGTAAAGAGAACCTGATCGTCCTACAGGATTATACTCAGCATACGTTGCTTGTTGAGATTCTTTAATAACAGGGTTCTCATAAAAAGGTAAGAATACAATCTTATTTTCTTTACCCCCATAATGAAACTCAATGCGAGATCGTTCCGATAAAAATCTTTTGCGGAAAAGCTTATAGTAGGAATCATTAGCATGTTCCGAATTTAAGTTTTGCATAGGCCCATCTGAGCCTACTCCTAACGGAGTTCCACCATTCCAAGGTGAATCAGGGGGTCCAATTGGTCCTACTACCATTATAAATACCCTACCGGACCAGTTCGGTATTTCGTGTGAGGTCTATCTTGATTTTTTCTATCATAATTCCCTGTTTCGATTGCTCCTGTTTGATGTTCTGTTGCCTCAGCAATTCGTTCTTCCTGTTCTGCGATTCTTTCCATTAGTGCCTCTATTCTTTGTTCGTGTGCGCGGCGAGATTCTTCGTCGCGGTTGCGGGGACCATCTTCGCGGACTTGCGCTAACTGTTCCTTAAGCTGCGGTAACGGCTGGTCTGCTAACAGCGGCGAGGGTCTTACTTTTTCTGCTGCTGCTCTTCGCGCAACCTCCTCCTCTGCCGCATCAATACCTAACCAGTCTCCAATGCCGAGAAGGATATCATACAGGAAATTAAAGATGCTTACAAAAGGTGAGAAGAGCGTGTCAAAAAAGCTCTTGAGGTGTCCCCAGACCCATTTGATTGCACCCCAAATTCCCTTAGTTACTGCTTTGACGGCTTTCCATACTCCCTTCAATACTGGGCCGATGTAGCTCCATAAAAACTTTGCTGCCATTTTTGAAACTTTCCATAGGATCTGTCCAAAAAGCGATACCGCCTTATAAATAGGTTCAAGAACCCCTAAGATAGTCTGCCACACCTCTTTTAATCCACCCCAAATTGCTTGCATTAAAGGCTTAACAGCTTCCCAGATACCCATAAGGAATCCACCGATTTCATCTCGGAAGATATAAATTAAAGTTCCCAAAGCGATCACAATTAATCCAATACCGGGAATAGATGCTACGGCTGTTTTAAGAACTGCACCAAGAGCAGGAAGGATGCCCCTAATACCATTAACAAATAGCTTCATGAACCCCTTCCCGAAGCTGGCTATCCCTCCTCCAGCCTTGGAAGCTAGACCACCTGCC